TTCACCGCCTTCACCAACAACAGCGCTAGTAGGACTGGAAACATAAGCACCGTCTGCCGCAAATAAATTGCCGCCGCCAAATGAGCTAGGGCTGCCAATTGCTAATGAATCAGAACTTATGCCAAAACCACCGCCATCACCAGAAAAAGGCGTAGCGCCAGGACTGAAAAAATTAAGCGCAATGCCCAAAACCTTCATTTGAATTGTCTTGGCAATCATTTGCGCTGCCATGTCCGCAAAGTGTTCCGCAGTGCGGCTAAACAAATTTGCCAATGCTTCTTGAGCAGACATGCTGCCGGCAATTAGTCCCCTAAACGACTCACTAAACGCATCCCCGATTGCTTGTGCAGCGAAAATAACTTGATTTGCAGGGTCAAGAAGGTCGTTGAGAGCGCCCTGAACACGCTCCATTTCTCCTTTAATCTTTTCTTCTCCTGTCTCAGGAGTCAGATCTTTTGTAATCGCACCTTTAGCTTTACCTTTTTTGCCTTCAAGCTCGTCTCTTTTTTTCTTAAGTTCGTCTAGGGCTTTTACCTGTTCTTCGTACTCAGTAGTAACCCCTTCCTGAGCTTTTAACTCTTGAATCGACGCCTCTGTTTTAATAATTTGAGCATCTACAGCATCCAGCAGTGTTGTATATTGCCTGTCCAGCTCTAAAAGCTGTTTTTTAAGCTCAACTGCTTGCCTTGCAGCAGCAGGTGTACTACCTTCTTCAATCAAACGAGAATACTCTCGCTCAAACGCCATTTTGTCTTCATGCTTTTGTGTAATTTCATCTAGCTGGTTGCTTGCGCGTTCAAAAGCTTTGTCAGTGCGTTCCAGTTCTCTTTCGACGGCTTTAACTCTGCGATCAATAGCTCTTTGCTGTTTCTCAGCTTCTCTTTCCGCTTTTTTGGCAGCTCTTTCAGCAGCTTTTGTTGCTTTTTCAGCAGCTTTTGTTGCTTTTTCAGCTGCTCTTGCTGCTTTGTCGTCCGCTGCTTGCTGTGCGTCTGCACGGCGATTAGTTAAAGCAAGCAACTCATTGTTGTAGTCTAAAACCGCTTGGTTAATCTGCTCGCTAAAAGCTTCTTTAGTTAGTTTTACCTTAGCTTCTTCTTGCGTTTTTGTGATCTTAGCAACATCAGCTCGCATTTTTTCGTCGAGCAAAAGCTTTTCTGCGTTAAAAACTTCGTCTTTTAGCAGATCTCCATTATTCTTAAGAATAACGTTTCGAGCCTCCAGTTCTGATCTGGTTCCTCGAAGACCTTGCAACTGTTTCTCCGAAAGCTTGGCGCTTAGCTCATCTTGCTGCAGTCCCAATTCTTTTGCCTCATTAGCACGCTGTAAAACAATAATTTGATCCTCTATACCCATAACTGTTTTTATCTGACCAGCCACTACGTCGGGCGCGATTTCTCCTAAAAAAGGTTGAACTTTATTTTGCGCCTCTTGACGCTCTTTCATCAAATTTCGTATTTCTGGATCAACGCTTCTTCCAGCGCTAATAAGCAACCTAGATCTTTCTGATAAATTTGCCGCTCCACGGAGAATGCCTGATTGATTTATCAGGTCTGCAATTCCAGCCAAAACTATGCTGGTAAATTTTTTAAATTCATTGCCAGCGTCAACCATGTCGGAATTGAAATCGCTTAGAGCGTTTACTCCATCTATTCCAACAACTGTTGCTAATCTATTTGTAGCAAACTCTAAAGCCTCTTTCGCCCCTAACTCTTCTTTATAAGCAGACAAAAGCTCTCCAAACTCTGTACTAGATTCGCCTGCTGCGGTAGCAACAGCCTCAACATCTGCAGTCAAAGGATTTAGAGCTGCCCCCAGCTCAGACGCTTTGGTCGCAAGTTGATCAAATAATGAGCCTATTTGCGTTCCTATCAAAGACAGACCGAATCCAAACTCTCCGCCAATCATTCCTCCGCCAAAACCACCGAGAAGACCGCCACCTGCAGCCCCTAAACCCTGACCAAATAACAGGGGAAATGCACCACCGATAAGCGCACTACTTGAAGCAGACCTTAATCTCTGAGCCTGCTCAGCTGCACGCAAGGCAGCGGGACTGCCTGGAATGCCTACCGCTCCACCAATCGGACTGGTTTGGCCGGTAAGTCTTACCGCCTCGCCTCTTGCTTTCTTTCTTGCTTTATCAATTTCCGCTATCGCAGCCAGCTCTGCATTTTTTCTTTGCCCAAGATCTTCCATAAATTCTTTTCCTTTTTTATCGCTAATTTTTATCATTCTTTTGAAAAGATTATCCTGAAGTTCATTTTCAATTCTATACTGTTCTATAATGTTATCTATTTCTGCGTCTCTAGCTTTCTTGCTTAAAGACATTTCAATAGCAAAAAGCTGATCTGCAAAGTTACGCTCTACGTTAAAAACTGTTTGAGCTGCCTTGGCTTTTTTTTGAGTTTCAAGCGCTAACAGCCTTGCCCGCGTCTGAGATTGACCCCGTTCAGCGCTAAAGCCTTGAGCAGGCTGTGGGCGATCTGCAAGTGATGCCGTTTGCCGAATAGATCGAAGCAGCTCTTTTTGCTCTCTCAGTGCAGCATTCGCTTGATCCTGAGCGTTAATATAGTCTTTTGCCGCTTTAGTTGCTGCTTCCGTACCTAGCGCGGCATTGTTTAGATTTTTAGACGCATCAGCTAATGCCTTATTAAAATTTCCGACGGAATTTACTACTGCCGTGCCAGTAATGTCGACAAAGTTTTTAAGAAAATTGTTTAATTGATCAACCTTTAACCCAGTCTCTTTTATTTTTCCAGAAAGCTGCGTAATAGCTTGAGTGTTCTTGACCGCAACTGCGATATTGACGCCATAGTCAGCCACAAGCCCGCACCAAAGACCTATTGCTCTACTTTACCGTGTTCCCATCGTTTGCGCTCTTCGACCAGTATGTACGCGATCTCTAGCTTTGTCCTCCTGTTCGCCCTTTAACTCGAAAAACGCAGCCCAACCAACAAGCTCCTCTTGCGTCAAATGGCAGGAAAGCTGGGCCACCGTAGTGCCCAGCTCCTTGGCCAGAGCAAAAATAAAAAACCAGTTGCTATTCGCTTTTCAAATCAGCTTTCGCTTCCTCCACCTTGTTTTCCGTTCCGGAAGACAGCATGGCAAGTTGAATTTCCTGCAAAACGCTGGCGTCTACAGCGTTTTTAAGAGCAGCTTTTTCGCCATCCTGGAACAGTCGTTTGCCGTCAGCATCCAAGGCCTTTTCGATCATCATGCTCAACGCAAAATCGTTAGCATCATCAGAGCCCGCTTTTTTCTGAATCGACTCACGCTCAGCAATCGTCAACGGATGCCAATAAACCTCAAGCACGACTTCATCGCCATCTTTAACTTCATGCTTATAAAGCTGGCTAATGCCAAACTTGTTCCGAAGCAATTCAGCGGCTCTCATAAGGCTATGCTGTTTCGATCACTATACTACACAACTGCCGTGAACTGGCAAGAGATAATTCCCAGAAAGTGAGGACGATCCTCTAGCTCCAAAGAACTAGGCCCCGTGACGTCTAAAACTCTCGGCGAAACGCTGAACGCATCAGTGTAATTACTAGCATTTACAGACGTAAGACCGTCGATTACAGACTCGCTAACCGCTGCAAGTGCTGCCGTTCCAGCAGATTTGGGCACATACACATTACACTGGATGACGCCGCTGTAGTAATCCGAGGCTGCGCCATGGTTTTGGAGCGTAGATTGGTTAAAAGTCACGCTCATTGATACATACTTTTTATCTTTGCCTGGCGTCGTAAATCGAACGTTATCGTAAACCATGGACACGGTGGCATCTGCAGCTATTACCGCATCAGTTACAGCCTTTTCAAATGCGGCTCTAGCATTTACAAGAGTCATGATCCCTCCATAACAAACACAGATTTATCCATACGAGGAGCACCGGTCTTAGTCACTGGAATCCTGCCGCCAATCCTACCCATAGGCGTAACAGCTGCTCTGATCGACGCAAGACGTTGATCTTCTCTAAACGCTTGGTTAACCACCGCTCCAAGGTCTTGGATGTACGCAAGGCTTAGCCCGTCTTCTAACGCATAAGCAGCGTATGCAGCTTTGTTCCCGATATACACCGTTTTATATTTTTTAAAGTTAAAGTCATATCCACTTAGTCCGAATCGTCGCTTAATCTCTCCCATATTCTTTTTAACCCCCCAAGCAGTAACCGCTCCTCCCTTGCCCTGTGTCTTAGTGTGATAAACAGTTGACCATGGTTCCTTGGTGCGTCGATTGCGATCACTAATCTCTCGGGACTCTCTTTGCACTGCTTTTCCGCCTTGAGCAGTCCAGCTCGACGCAAAATATCCTGTGTAGACAGGACTGTTTTGAGGAGTAGACAATTCATCTACAATCCTATTTATAAGTTTATTAAAACCTTGGTCAAAATATGCTTCAAAATCATTTTCAAAATCAAAAAGATCTGTATCTGCAAATTTAGCCATCAGAACACTACCTCCAAAATAAACAAATACTCTTGACCGCCTTTATGCGTGCGAATATCCACAATCTGAGCGACACGGCTAGAGCCTGCGTAAGTAAGTGAAATCGTGTCTTCAAATGTTGGCTGATTGCCGCCGATCAAGTCGGGCGTAACATACAAACTCGCCGTACGCTTCTCTGCTTCCGTCTCTTCTTCAGACCGTAAAAGCACAACTGGTACTTGAATCGAATAAGTCGTGTCAGTCGTCGTTAGCGTTCCAGTGCTGGTGTTGTAGCTCGGAGATGCTTTGCGGGTGTATGTGATCGTATGGTCAAACGACTTACCTAGGTCTGCAACGACCTCCTTGGCAACATTCTTAAAAAGACTGTCGAGTGCTCCAGGCATGTCAACCCCTCACAACGCGGACTTGATACGAACCGCTGCCACCCAAACAATAAGCCCCGAGATAAGACTGAAGCCAAGGATAAACGTCGAATACGTTGTTAACAGTTCCAGTAGCCTGACTAGACGTGTTGTACTTGACTTCCATCTCTCCGAGCTTGACGGACTCATATAATCCCGTATCGCCGGTAGTCCCCGTAATCGAGTCCGTGTCATTAGCCAACGCGTTCGCTAGCTCATAAGTAGCGTATTTAATGTCGTTTGGAATGCTGGTGCAAACCAACTCCACACGATCCACATGATAATCATTGCGAGGCCAGCTCAGCGCTTGGCCGTTATCGCAACGCTCACCATAAAAATTC